TCTAGCGTATCGTGTAGGTACGCTTCAAGCGCGGCGAATATCGAAGAGCGAGGCAACTCCTCACACCATTCTATCCATCCGCTGAGTTGATTTGGATTGTCTGGCCGGTTGTATACGAGGAAGTTCTTGACGATAACGAGGTCGTTATCACGAAGGATCAGAGATGCTTCCTTGAAACCTTCCAAGATAGCATCCGATGAACCTCTGACGTCTGTTTCTTCAAGGCATACAGGGCATACTGTTATGCCTCCGCATGTTGTGTCATATCCAATTAACGAATCAAGTAAGCTCGATGGAAATATGCCTGCGCCCATAGGTGTCATTACTGGATGTGTGAGAAGTCCGATCCATGCCAGCTTTTGAGTTGCTGAGAATGTTGCGAACCTTTCGTCACCCCATATGCGGGGATCTATCTTTCTGTACCGCGCCATACTACATCACCTCATTCAGTAGATGTGGGGGCGGCCCGCCGCTGAATGGCGGACACGCGAAGGCGTCCCGGAGAACCGCCCCGCATGAACGATTATAGCGTATTCATGCTATGAATCCAACCTGCTAACAGGATCTATATCGCTCAAAGCTGCCGCCCAGCTCGTTGCCATAGAACACAGTTAGCCCTTCAATGTCATCATTAGGATCTACCGCTTCCGGCTCGCATGACGATGTGATAGGTATCAGAGTCTTGATGTATCGGCACATCTTCATGAACAATTTGCCATCTGTAATGTATCTATTCGAATGGTCGTCTCCCTCTCTGCCAGCGTTCTGAGTTATCATCACTGGCTCTCCTTCAAACCATACAGTCGCAAGTTTCCATACTCGGCGCCCATCGAAGTCAAAGTCTTTGAGATACCGTACCTCTATGCGTTCTGCCTCAAACGGTGCAAACCACGATACCTCTTCGCCAACTTCTCTTACGTGGTTGTAATAGCACCCTGATAGATAGCCAATATCGTTTGTAACTCGTTCTGGCTCCATCTTATAAAGCTCATTTGGTGTTGTCATCACGCCTCCTCTCGATTACGCTGTTGAATCCAACTCATCGCCCGACACCAATCCAACCGGATGATATTCTCCCCGCCATTCCATTTCGCCAGCAAGCTCGCGGATCGCGGCAACGATCCTGTCTGAATCCTTTTCCGTGTGCCTGCCGTAGATATAACCGGCGTCAATATCAATATCATTGATGATCGTTGCGGCAATTACGTTACATACATGGCGCTTCGCCTCGCGTTTATTCATCACGCCTCCTCTCGATTACAGCCTTGACACGCCGCGCCCAGCCGACAGGATCTTTCTTGCACATCACGCCTCCTCGAAGAGTGCGAGGGATGGCCGCACGTACGACAAAGCAATGTCGTCAGTAATCACTAGGTACTCTATCGCATTCAGCGCCTCATGGATAGGCTTTAGCTTCTCGGTAATGATGTTCAAAGCGTCGGTTACTTCGATGTTGTCATCACCAAACCTGAACTCTGGCAACAATCTATGATGAATCATCGTCATAACAATCTCTTTAGCTATCTCCATCACGCCTCCCTACTCACTAGAATCCAAGATACGAACCGCCACATAGAACAACACGCACACTGCCAACGCTCCGAATAAAGTACCGCCTAAGAAGAACCACCCAGCGCCGAACATTCTACCTCCTCGATTCGATTACAGCCTTGACACGCCGCGCCCAGCCAAGCGGATCTTTCTTGCACATACCACCTGTTAATTGGAATACAATAAATCCCATTTCGATTGCGCTATTTCTCTTCTCGTAATCCTGCGCACGCCTTACGCCGCGATTGTGGGCTGACGTCTTCTTGCCAGTTAGGAACTCTCCACCGTCGATTTCTACCGCCACCTTCGTGCCATCTTCTGTTGCAAAATCGAGACGCCATCGCCGTACAGGATGGAACTTCACTTGCTGCGCCATCTCGCATCCGACTGACTTCAACGCGAGCGCGAAGGTCGCTTCTAGGTTACTCTTCATCGGCAGGCTCAATGATAATCGTCTCGCATATTGTGATAGTCATCACGCTAGGATCACTCATCAGCACGCCTCGGTATCTGTTGCCGTCTCCGTAGAAGTCGCCGATCATGTTGCCTCCCTTGTTCCCGAAACAGACTTCGGGGACATACGCCGCTTGCGCTTCTTGACGATTACGAACGACACGCCGTAGTGAAGTGCCTTGTGTGATTCAGTCCCGCGCTCGCCGATAGTGTCTTCGTCGATGCCCTCGAACCGTCCGCGATCTCCCCACGTCGCCATCGGATTCACGATGCAAGCCGCGTCACTTCGTCAAGCCATGCAGCTCTAGCCTCGTGCGCTCGCAGATCTGCCTGGACGGCTTCCAGCGCCAAGCGGCTCAGACGCTCAGTGTTGTACTTGGCGACTACTTGCTCAGGATTAGATGGCGAATCGACTACAGACGCCTCTCGCTCGATCTCAGGCGCTACTTCGTCGGTAAGCTCGCTGGATGTTTCAAGCGCGATGGAGGTGATAGTTGAGTTCCATCGTTCGCCCTCCTCAGGGCCATTCTTGTCTTTGAGATTCCCGCGCGTTGCCTCGAACGTTACGCGCTCGCCTACGAAGTCATGGCAATCGCACACTGCCTTATGTTCTGCGCTATCCTGGCCGGCAAACTTACGATCCCAGATTGTCAGCCACGTCTCGCCCTTCTCCTCTGTGTCAATGAGTACGCCCCACTTACCATTCTGATCGGCGACGCGTATCAGCTTTCCGTTGAATGCCATCATGCCTCCTTTGCTGGCGGCCATATACTGCACGCATATTCAGTCTCAAGCATCTCTGGATTGTCTTTGATGTTGCCTACTACTGTGCAAGCAGTGCAGATATTGCCATGGCCTTCGTCCCACCCGCGTGCCGTGTAGAACCGAAGCTCAATAGGGTCACAGTCAACCTGTGTCCATGCCGGAAATCCTACCACAGTCATCGCGCATTGTCTTTCTCCGATCTCTGCAACATGGATTCCTCTTCCGACGCATTTATCTCCAGGGCGTTCGTCGTATTGCATAATGTCTCCGTTGCAGATTTGTACTCCATCTTTGTCTACGTATTGCATCATGCCTCCTAGTTCATCCGCTTGAGATCGTTGCGATACTTGACTAACTCGTTCTCCATATGATGATGCTTATCCATCGGATGCTCGATACCGTCATCGGCGCTGTATTGATCCTCCATCACGGCAACCCACATCGGTACAGAGCCGCCGTCGTATATGATGTTGTAGTAGTCGTGTAGGCATTCTAAGATTGCCTGCTTCAAGTCTGCGTCCATCACTTACCTCCTAGCTTCTCACACACTTCGTCAAGCTCTTCGCAGAACTCAATCAGCGCAGCCTCCAGCTTGTCACAGAAGATGCTATCTCGGTATACGCGCAGGGTGAACAGCGGCAAGCCTGGGACGTACGATACGAAGTCGCACCATAGCCGCCCTGTTACGAGTAGCTGTCCTTGCACCTGCTGGATATACGCTGTCGGCAGTTTCGGCTCTAGCGTCAACAGCCGCTCTACCTGCGTCTTCCCAAGCGGGTTCTTCAGCTCAACCAACCCGTCATCTCCTACTAGCCCGTCAGGACTTGCACCCCATCGGCCACAATCGCTGATGCACAATCCAACCTGGACGACTTCAACCTCGTTCTCCATCTCGTACACCTGGCGACTCAGAGATTCACGCTCGGATCCCTTCTGCATTGCAATAGAGATGAACGTGTCCTCCTGCTTGCCTGTCAATCGTTCAGCAGCCAGCTCGTGCATGTAGGCTGTGCGCTGCTTGGACGGCTCTCCCTTGCTCGTGACGATCTTCGAGTATTGAGAAGACGTTGGATGTGCGAGGCGTTCCGCCCACCATTCCGGCGAGTATTGTTCACAGTTGATAATCCTCATTCCGATGCCTCCTGTTTTAGTCGTTCGTAGTACGTGGCCCACATAGGATAGACACTATCAGCCGCGCCAACCTCTCCGCAGTCTGACTTGATCTGTTCTTTGTTCTTCTCCCACCACTTCTTTGCACCGTCAACGGTCGTGCAAGCTGGGCCGCACTTCTCTTGCCAGCCGGCTATCGCTTGCTTGTGAGGATCCTCTCCCTGTCCATCTGATGCTGAATCTGCCTCAGGATCGTCGCCCCACGAGATGAGGAACGCTTTCGCCAGGCAATACTTGACGGCGGCGGTGTTCGCCTTCATCGCGCTTTTGTCCCCTGCGTCGATACCTTCACCGAGCGCAGCCACAGATAGCGTGTCAGTGCCGTCTGTGAATGTCAGCGTATGCTTCGCTACCACGAGATGCTTATCCTTCGGGCCGACGATCTCAGACGCTACGAGTTCAACGTCGCCGCCTACCGCAATCCCGCGAGCGGATAGCTCCTTGCGTACCTTATCGAAGACAGCCTGTGCGCTTGCGTAGGTGTATTTTTGAAAGTCGTTCGTCGCATCCTTCTGGACGTAGCCAACCTTCTCCATCACTTCGGCCATGTTCGCGGCTAGTGTCTTGCTCATTCTTCCTCCTTGGTCTCCATCGCGTCAAGCTTGTCAATCGCGTAATTGAGTTCGTCGCGAAGCTCTACCAGATAGTCACGAGTCCAGTTGCGTCCGCCAGGTGTGAAGATTGTCACCGGCGATATGCAGAGATTCCGTATCTTTACAACCGCGTACAGTGGCACGTCTGGGATAATCTCTACGTCAAACGTGTCTCCAGTTCCTGCGTGATAGTTCACTGTTGTGATTGGGTCATTCATCGTCTGCCTCCTACCACAAATCTGTCTGATGCTCACTCGCCGTCTTGTCAAGCTCACACTCTTTTGCGAACGTGTCGTCTTCTTCGGCCATCTCAGCAACCGCCATTGCGAAGATCGCGTCGATGGTTCGCTGTTGGTTTTCAGTCGGATGCACAAGATAGCTGTGATCGCGTTCAACTGAATACTCGTTGCGCGATACGTTGAAGAACACTTGCTGCCCGTCTATCTTCATCTGAACTCCGAAGACGATTACCGGCTTGTATCCTGGGAACGTCATTTCAC